GTGGTGGTAGTATTGATACAGGCTCACTTCTAACAACAGCTTCAGTAGTAGATGCTACTATTACATTTACCAAAGGAGATGCTAGTACATTTAATATAGAAATAGATAATGTAACATCATCATTAGAAACACAAGATGTATTTGTAAATGTAAAGAATACAAGTGGAATTACATTAGCAAAAGGAACACCAGTACATGCAGTAAGTGTAACAGGAGAAAATATAGATGTAATAGCTGCTCTTAATGGTACTCCATCTGCAATGCCAGCAATTGGTTTGTTAAACAAAGAACTTACTAATAATTCAGTAGGACAGGCAATTATAAGTGGTAGAATAAAAAACATTGATACAAGTGCATTAGTAGCAGGAGCATCGGTATATGTAGGTAATAGTCCATTTGGAGAACTTACATCTATAAAACCAACAGGTGCAAACTTTTTAATACAGAACATTGGTGTTGCTGGTAAGATAAATGCAAGTGATGGTGAGATTATAGTAATAGGTGCAGGTAGAGTAAATGATTTACCAAACATAACAGAAGGATACTTGTGGGTAGGAGATGGAGATGGAGTACCTGAAGCAATATCAACAGGTTCATTTGTATCTTCTAATGTTGCAAAATCAAATGTAATAGTAACCCCACAAACAGTAACAGATAATATAACAATACCAACTGATAATAACGCACTCGTTCTAGGTGATACAACCTTTGCAGGTACTGTAACGATTGAGGGAGATAGTGAACTATCTATATTTGATACACCATCATTAGGTGAGTTAATTCAAACTGCATCTATTAGTGGACAAACACTTAAATTTACTAAACAAGATACATCAACATTTGATATACAAATACCAGTATCAAATGTTGATACAGGTTCATTCTTAACAACATCATCATACGAAATAGATTCAGCATCGTTTGATACTCGTATTGATGGTAATGCAAGTTTAACTAATAACAATACATTGAATGGAAATCAAATTGTATCTGGCTCACTTACAGGTGTAGGTGGAATAGAAGTTGGCAACTTATCAGCTGGTTCTCCTGCAGGAAATGCAACATTAGGAGTAATGGGTGGTATTGTACTTCGTTCTGGTTCAGGTATTCAAACTGATGGAGCATTTGGAAATTCAGTTCCATTTGATTCATCTGTTACATTCTTCAATGGTATTGGTATGCAGGGTACAGAGGTGAGTCAAATTGGATATGCAGACTTCAATCCTCAAAACCCATTACCAGGTAATGCATCAGGTGGTAATGGTAGATTAGCAGTAAGTGGTTCTAATTTATATTTCAATAACGGAACAACTTGGACAAAAATAAATTAATATAAAAAAAACAATATTTAAATAAAAAGGAAAAAATTATGAGTAGATTATTCGTAGATAGAATTAGTCCTTATCAATCAGCATCAATTGAAATAGATGGATTGGACACTTCTAACTTAACAACAAAAACAACATTTAACTCTTACACTTCATCTAACGATTCAAAGGTAACGAGTTTAATTAACGCAACTGGTTCTTATGTTGCAACAAATGTAGCAAATACATTTACAGAAGGCCCTCAAATAGCATCTGCTTCAAGTGGTAATGGAGTGTTCACATCAAAACCATTAATGCCAACAAGTGGATTTAATCAAAAGGTATTATGGGAAGCAAATAACCAAAACTTATCAGTTAATGGTAATGGAGATTATAATGTTTATCAAGAAACTTTATCACACTTCAATGGATATGGTAGATGGTATGATGGTTCTTGGTATCAAGAATTTTATAATAGTGGTTTTACAGATGGAACAGAGGTTACTGTAAATGGTGGTGGATGGAGAGCAGCTGTAGCTGCGAGTGGTAGTGCTAGTACTGGAAATTTCTTGTTACAAGATAATTACGATGGTACTACTCTATTTAAAGTAGAGGCTCAAGGCATTTCAATAGGAGAAAGTGGAGGAAATATTTCAATCGGTAATTCTGCTGGTGGATTAACTATTAATAGTGGTAATTTCAATATAGCTGCACAAGACCCATTACCTGCGGGTAATGTTGGTGATTTGGCAGTATCTGGTTCTAATCTGTTTTTCTATAATGGAGCATGGACTCAAGTAGTATAAACTAATAACACCAATAAAAATTACTATAAACAATAAAAACATTGTTATATATGTATATTAATTAATATAACCTAAAAAAAAGAGAAAAAACTATGAATTCAAACACAGTATTAGGTAAGATTATGACTATGTTATCGTTAGATAATAAAGAAATTAAACTTACTGTAGCAAAATTAGCTGATGGTACTCTTGTTGAATCTGAAACTTTTGATGTGGGTGAGACTTTAGAGGTCATTCACGAAGATGGAACAAAAACTCCTGCTCCTGATGGAGAACACTTATTAGAGTTAAGAGATGAATCTGATGAAATAAACAGAATCAAACTTTTTACTGAAGGTGGAATCATCAAGGAAAGAGAGAATGTTGAAATCGATGCAGAAAAAGAAGAAGATAAACAAGAAGAAATGGCTGATGTTTCAACAGAGGAGGTAAAACCATTACCTGAATCTGGTGAAATAGAAGAAACTTCTGAACAAGTAACTCTTGAAACTGAACCTGGTATTGCTGTAGATGAGGAGGTGGTTGATAAGGAAGCGGATGAAATCGTTAACCTAACTACCAAATTAGAAGAGCACGAGGAGAAGATTGAAGAGATGAAAGAAAGAATCGAAGAACTTGTAAAGTATTTCGAGGAAATCAAAAAAGAAGACGAAGAATTAGAAGAGGACGAGAAAAAAGAAGAGGAGTTAGAATCTAAGAGATTAGATGGAGCACCTACTGAAAAACCAGCGTTCTTCTCAAAAAACAAAAACAATTTCAAAGTAGGGAATTATAGAAATTCCGTTATTTCGAAAATGTACAAATAATTTAATTTAAAAAAGAGAGAAAAAAATGAGAAAAAAACAAAACTTAGCTCAACCTACAATAAGTAATACAACTTATGCAGGTGAAGCGGCAGCTGATTACATTGCAGCTGCATTGTTATCGGCGAGAACTCTTGACAATCAGTTAGTAACTATCAAACCTAATGTAAAGTACAAAGAAGTAATTCAGAAAATAGATGTTGCATCTATTGTTAATGATGCTTCATGTAACTTTGCTTCAGGTGGTACTGTAACTGTTGAGGAAAGAATTTTAGAGCCAAAAGAATTACAAGTAAACCTTGAATTATGCAAATCAGAATTTATTGCTTCATGGAATGCTTTACAACTAGGATACTCTGCATTTGATGAAATCCCAAGAAACTTTAATGATTTCTTAGTATCATATGTAGGTGGAAAAGTTGCTGAAAAAACTGAACAAGATATTTGGAGTGGAGATTCTACTGTAAATGGTGAATTTGGTGGATTTGAAACTGCGTTATCTGCATCAGCAGCAACACTATTAACTTCAGCTGTACAACCAGCAAGAGCAAGTGGTAGTGGAGATGTAATTTCTGGTTCAATAGATGCATCTACTGTAATTGCTAAATTATCAGATGTAGTTGATACTATCCCTTCTTCTGTATATGGAAAAGAAGATTTAGTAATCTATGTTGGTTCTAAAGTAGCTAGAGCTTACCAATCAGCATTATCTGGTCAAACTAACATTGGTTCATTCAACAACCAATTAAATGTTGGTGAAAAGCCTTACAACTTCCAAGGTATAGAAATCGTTCTATGTCCTGGTATGAGTGATAATATAATCGTTGCAGCTGAAAAATCAAACCTATTCTTTGGAACAGGATTGCTTTCAGACCATAACGAAGTCCGCGTCCTTGACATGGCAAATCTGGATGGCTCGCAAAATTACAGAGTAATAATGAGATATACTGCAGCAACTCAGTTTGGTGTAGGTTCAGATATCGTTTACTACGGAGCATTTTAATAATAACTAATAACTAAAAAAAAGGAGAAAACTTATGTCATGTAACTTAACAGCCGGAAGGCAAGAAGTATGCAAGGATTCAGTAGGTGGATTACAAGGAGTTTATTTTATAAACTTTGAAAGTGGTTCATTCACAAAGAATGCAAGCGGAGAAGTAACAGATTTATCTGGTACTACTGTATATTACTATGAACTTAAGGGAACTTCAGCGTACACAGAAACAGTTAATTCATCAAGAGAGAATGGAACAACATTCTTTTCACAAGAGAGTACTCTTAACTTGAAGAAACTAACTAATGAAATGACTACGCAATTAAAGTTATTAGCTTATGGACGTCCTCAGATTATAGTATGGACAAACTCTGGAGATGCATTATTAGTTGGTGAACAACATGGAGCAGATTTAACTGCGGGAACTATTTCAACAGGTGGAGCGTTAGGAGACCTTTATGGTTATTCTATCACGATGACTGGTGAAGAAAAGTTACCAGCAGCATTCTTATCTGGTTCATCTACAACTGACCCTTTTGCAAATCTAGTAGGAGCACCTACTATTGTATATTCATAAAGGAACTTTAAGAAGCCTTAAGTAAAATACTTAATAAGATAGAAAACCTCACTTCGGTGGGGTTTTTTTGTGCCTAAGTCTTTTTAATTATAAGTTATTGTTTAGTTGTTATATAGTTAAAGATTAGATAATTATGCTATCATACTACATTTCACAAAGTAATGAATTTGTTGTTAGAACTCGTAATACAGGCTCTAACGATGTATTTACACTTAAACTACAAGATATGTTGACATATCAAACATCTTCGTATGCATTAAGTGGTTCTTATTCATTTAACCCATATGAGAATATACTAACCTACTCACAGAGTTTAGAAGGTAATGTAGAAACAGGTCAAGAGTTTTTTGTAGAGATTAGTGGTAGTAATAGTGGAAGTATATACTTTGGTTCAATGCAAATATATAGTTCTCAATCAATTGATAAGGTAGTGTACACTACTCAGAATGATGAGTTTGTAAGTAACACTACTGATAATGAATATATAGTAATATAATATGAAAGAAAAAGGTAAATTTAATGTAATAAACTTTTCTAGACAAGAGGTACCTATCGTGTTAGAAGATATAAAAACAAGATACCAATGGGTACCAGTTGGTGTATTAGACCAAGATGATTATTTTGGTTTATTAACAGAAGCATATACTACTTCAACAACCAATGCTGCTTGTATAGAAGGAGTTGCTGATTTAATTTATGGAAAAGGTTTATTTACTAAAGAAGAAATAAAACAAAACGAATTAGATAAGGTATTACCACCAGAAGATTTAAGAAAAGTTTCTTTTGATTTAAAGTTGTATGGTAATGCAGCATTCCAAGTTATATGGAATAAAGCACATACACAGATTGAAAAGATATATCATACACCAGTACAGAACCTTCGTGCTAAAAAGATTTATGGTATGAACAAAATAGAAGGTTATTACTATTGTGTTGATTGGAATGATGCAAGAAAACAGAAAGAGAAACAATTTATTCCTTCATTCGGTACATCTAATGAAGAAGTAGAAATTTATTATGTAAAAGAATATGAACCTAACAGATATTACTATTCTTTACCTGATTGGATTTCTGCATTACAATTCTCATTTAGTGAAGCTGAACTATCTAACTTACACCTTAACAATATAGAAAATGGCTTCCTTCCGATAGCTATGGTGAATTTCAATAACGGAGTTCCTGCACCTGAAGAAAGACAAACAATAGAAAGTTTATTAGAATCTAAATTTACAGGTACTCGTAACGCTGGTAGATTTATGGTATCGTTTAATGATGATGCAATTAACAAACCAACTATTGATACACTACCGATGGAGAACTTACACGAGAAGTATCAGTATGTTGCTGAATACGCTCAAGATAGAATCCTAGTAGCTCACAGAATTGTTTCACCTTTATTATTTGGAATAAGAACTGCTAATAATGGTTTCTCATCTCAATCGGAAGAAATGAAAACTGCATATTCAATTATGCAAACAATGACTATATTCCCTTTCCAAAACTTACTTATCAACTGTATATACAACATATTCAAGGTAGGTGGTATAAACATATCAGATTTATATTTTGAACAACTGACACCTCTTGTAATCCTTTCAGATACATCAGATGATTCAGACCAGAGTATAGAAGAAGTACAAGATGAGATAGATGATTCTTTACAAGGAGGAGAAGGAGAACAGTCAGAAAGTGAAAACGAATTTAACAAAGAGTATGAACCAATAAGACCAACAGATTTTGGTTTTGAATCACACTATAAAGACGAATAAAATATTATGGCATTTGGATTATTAATTACACGAAACGATATTATCAAGAACACACCATTAGGTGGTGCTATTGATGCAGATGCTCTTCTACCATTTATTAGAACAGCACAAGAAAAATACATACTGAATTTATTAGGAACAGTTCTTTACAATAAATTACAAGATGATGTAGAATCACAAACTGCTTTTACAGGTTATTATGAAACACTTGTAGAAGATTATGTAAAACCTACATTACTTTGGTATGCAAGTGTAGAATATATTCCATTTAGTTCAGTACAATTTAAATCTAATGGTGCTGTTAAACAACAAAGTGAAACAGGAATAGCACCTAGTAAAACAGAAATAGATTATCTATTAAACAAAGCATTGAATAACGCAGATTATTATTCAACAAGAATGCAAGATTGGTTAATTTCAAATAACACTAATGTACCAGAGTATAATGAAAGTACAGGAGATTCAACAATGATATTTCCTGACCAATCAAATCAATACTTTGGTGGAATACAATTATAAGATATGAGTACACCATCACAAACACCAGCAAGAAGTCAGATTGTAAAGAACTCAGCAGAGAACTTTTCACTCTATTACAATACTTTAAATTTCTTCAAAACAATAATGAAGAATCATCCAAGTATTGCAAAAGTAACTCAAGGTGATATATACAATTTTGATGCAACTGAATTTCCACAATACCCAATTGGTAATGTGTTAATTACAAACGCTAACTTTGGTCCTACTGTAACAGAGTATCAAGTTCAGTTAATAGTTGCTGATAAATCAAAGGTGATGAGGTATGACAAAATGTCAGATGAAAGAAAAAATAAACAAATTGTTCCTTTTGATGGGACTGATGATGTGGTTGATATACATGCTAACACATTAAGTATATTAAATGATTTAACTGCTTATACACAAAAGAGTAACTATGGGATGGAGATAAACTCCGATATAAATTGTACCCCCTTTGCCGACCGGTTTAATAACGGTCTGGTAGGTTGGTCCTCAGAATTTACTTTAACTGTTCACAATGATAAAAATCGTTGCCTTTTTTTTTTGATAGCCCCTAAGGGGCAATACTTTAAAGTAAAGGACTGTGAAACAGATGATTTGTATGCTGCAGTATTAAGCACAACAGGTAGTATAGGACAAGTATTTGCAACTAACTATACACCTGATAGTAAACCTGAAACTTATCTTACTAGTTATGATAACATCAGGTGTTTTGAAATATTAGAAGAGGTAAATGATAGAGATGATTATGATTTTTATAATTTACCAGTCTTAGCAATACCATATGAAGATTTTGGTGATTGTGCTCTTTGTGAGTTATGGACAACACCTAAAGTTTGGGATACAACACCTGAACGATGGGATAACAATAAAATAGATGATGCACTAAGAAAGTGGGAATATACATAAAGATATGAGTAATTTAAAAGATTTATTTATCAGTCAATCCTTTTATGGGATTGTAAATTTAGAAAATTCAACACAACCCATTACATCACAAAGTGGGGATGTAGAATTACAAGATGGTATCGGTACTAATCTTGGACTAAGAACTAATGCAGATAACCAAAAGTTTACAGTTGTAAACAATTTTCAAGTTGATGGTAATGCTGATTTCAATGGAAATATTGATGTTAGTGGTTCTTGGATACATACAGGTTCAATTGATGTTCTTGGTAATGTAACTGTTGAGGGTAATGTAAGTGCAAACATAGCAACCTTTGATACAGTTAATGCAAGATTACTTCATGTAACAGAAGAATCTGCATCTGTAATATTCTCAAGTGGTTCAAATGTTATTGGTGATGAAATAACTGATACACAAACTATTGTAGGACAAACTACAATTAGTGGTTCATTAGGTGTAACAGGTAATCAAATCAATACAGGTAATTTAAATATAAGTGGTGAGATTAGTTCATCAACTGTAAATGGTATTGGTAATGTAACAACATATTCTGCATCGGTAGATAGTAGATTAGATACATTAGAAGGACCATTTAGTACATCAGTAGATTCAAGATTAGATAGTTTAGAATCATTTGAAACAGGACAAGTATCTAGAAACTCTGTATTAGGTACATACACGAGTTCTGTTGATAGTTCTCTTGCAAGTATTAACTCTTTTACATCTTCAACACAAAGTTCCTTAAACTCTCTTAATTCGTTTAGTTCATCAACTGATAGTTCTTTAACATCTATCAATGCATTTACACAATCTGCGGATACAAGAATAACTAATTTAGAAAACTTTAGTTCTTCATTAGATGCAAACTTTGTAAGTGAAGCAGAGTTTGATGTATATACCTCATCAGTAGAAGTAGAACAAACACAACAAAACAACAGATTAACATCATTAGAAACATTTACAGGTTCTCTTGTAACAGATTTTGTTGCAACTACAACATTTAATTCTTATACATCATCAACTGATAATAGATTAAATAGTTTAGAAACAAAGAGTGGTTCTGTTGATACATCAATAACAAGTTTAAATGCATTTACTGCATCACAACTTACAATCAATAGTGGATACAATACATTCACACAATCTGCTGATAATAGATTAACACAAATAGAAATAACAACAGCTTCTCTACAAAGTGAAATAAATAGTTTAATTGCAGATACAGGTTCTTATGCAAAATTAGATACAAATAATACATTTGTTGGTGACCAAATAATTAGCGGTTCAGTAAATGGAAATGTAGAAGTATTAACAGTAACATCATTAACTGCATCTATCGATTGTTCCTTAGGTAACTTCTTTACACTAAATTTACCAACTGGTTCAACACATTTTGAAGCAACAAATATAGTACCTGGTCAAACTGTATCAGTAAGGTTAGGTTCAAATAGTGGTAGAAGTGTATCGTTTGGTAGTGGTATAGAATTACCAGTTGGTTTAGGATATACACCATCTGTATCATCTTCTTATGATTTATTATCATTTATTTCGTTTGATACAGAATCACTATATGGAGTAGCAGTTAATTTATTTAATAGATAAAAAAAACAATATGAGATTTACACCAGTAACATTTTTTGGTTCAGGTGACACAGAATCTTGTATCTCAGTACGAGGTATAGGTGCAGTTTCTGAGTCATTTTCATGTAATGGAGTTAATTGGGATGTTCTTATGTATTCCGCTTCTCAACAAAGTGGTGGGAGTGGTGCGGAAAGCTTTCAATTTTATGTAGATAATGGTTCAACTACACATGCAATCGTTGCGGTTGTTGGTGGTGGTGGCGGTGGTTCATCTGATGGTAATGCTGGAGGAGGTGGAGGCGTAACCGTAGAAACAGAAGTTACTTTAAAACAGACTGAAGGTGTTCCTTATAATGTCCAAATTGGACAAGGAGCAGATGGTACATCGAGATTATTTCTTCCAGGAACAAGTTTTAGTGGAGATGATGGGCAAACTTCTATATTTGGTTCACCATATATGAGTATTACTGCAGGTGGTGGAGAAGGTGGAATTTTTGGTGGTAATGGTGGTGATAGTGGAAATGGAAACACTTCAACAGGTGAAGGTGGAGCTGGTGCTGCAACAGGTAGTAATGATAATTATGGTGGTACAGGATACACTATATATAAAAACCTAGCCGCAAGTTCTTTAAATAAAATTGTAAGAGCTGGTGGTGGTGGTGATGGTGAAAACTTTAGTGGTACACCTAAATTTTCTCATAACTATGGTGGTGGTGATTCTACTTCAAAAAATGGAAAAGGTGGACAAAAAGATGACTTAGGTGTAGTAACATATGGAGGTGGTGGACAAGGTGGACAATATTACAGAGCGGTTGATGATACATATTTTTCATCCACTGGTGGTGGTGGATTTATTATGATAGCAGTACCAACAAATTTATGTGAATCATCATTATATTCTAAAGGAAATATTGTAACTCAAAACTTATTATCAAACTTTGATGCAAACCACGCAACTTCATTTGGTAAAAACTTCTATTCAAGATTTTTCAAAGATACACAAAGAATTACCAGTCTTGGTAACTCAAGTACATCACCAAATACTTATCAAGATTTTTTTCAATCAAATATAGATGATGGGAGTGTAATTTTTTCTGATAATGGTTCTGTAACAGTATTAAGTTCAGTTGAATCTGTTGGTAATAATGAAGTTAATTATTCTTTAACAGGTAGTTTACCATTAGAGTGTAGTAATAAATTTACATTTGAATGGACTGGAAATTTACCTACATTTTCAGGTGTACAAAATTCAGAAGTATTAGTTATTTCATCTACATCTACAAATGCTAACTTTGATTTACATAGAGAAAATGATGGAGAAGGTTCTTATGTAAGGTGGAGATACAATGATGGTACAACAAGTGTATTTACTGATGATGTACCATTAAATGAAGATACTCATCAACATACTCTAACTTTTGATGGTACTACTTTAAGATATTATTTAGATGCATCATTAACATCTTCTATTTCTACAACAGTAACAAGTTCATTAGATATTCCAAATGTAGAATATTTCTATGATAATAGAGAACCATATTACTTTAGTAGTAGTAGATTTTATGTTAGTGATTTAAATTCAACAGAAATAGAACAAAATTATTCAGCAAGTTTAGGATTATGAAATCACTAAAAGATGTAGCGAAAATATATAAGGATAATGCTTTAAAAGCTATTAATCCTGGTGTTCCTTATAGAAAATATAAAACAGGTTCTTCCAAAGCATTTAAGACAGGTAAATTATATAAAGAAGTAGCAAGTAGAAATAGAATACAAACTATGGTTACCGAAGATAAAAGCGGTGATATAACTTTTAGATTAAGCTTTCAATTACCTGATTATGCAAAGTATGTTCACTATGGAACAAAGAATATGAAAGCAAGACCATTTGCACAAATAGCAGCTCTATCACCCGAGTTCATCAAAGCTAAAGATGAAGCAATGAATACAAAATCAGCTGAATTACTTGATGATGTTTTTGCTAATTTAGATAAGATGTGGAAAGCTGGTGGTGATAATCTTACTGTAAAAGGATAACTTCCAATATACATAATTCTTTTATTGTTATATTACTAAAAAGAATAGATGGCATTAACTATAACACAAACACCTACTCAGTTAAGTTTAGCACAATCTCCTACAATATTTACACAATATGAGAGTGATGCAAATTTAAGAGCATCGTCTTCATTTCAGTATATAGCTGAATTGTATTATTGGACAGGTGCATTAACTGAAAGTGGTTCTACTGCAAACTATACATTACAAAAATTCCCTAACCCAAATGGTAGAGGTATATTTGATGTATCAAGAATACTAGGTAGTACATTCACACAATTAAGAGCAGAGGATAGTGCATCGGTAAAACATTTTGCTATTGATGCTTATGTTCAATATAAAACAAACCCTACAAGTTCATTCGTAACAGGCTCACACACAACATCAGCAACATATCAAGCAATAGATGGATATAAAATATTCCAAGAAACTATTGCAAGTGAGGTTGGAACAAACAATGTGTATTGGCCTATGATGACTGATGGACCAGTATCACAATCATTCTTTGATGAGAACTATGGTAGATTATCTGTATATCTTGGTGAAGGAGCAGATGATGGAGTAACTAACTTAATATATTCAGGTAACATTGATGATAATAACTTTGCTGTAACATCAGGTCAAACAAATACATCTTCATCAGTAGTAACATTTCCTATAACACCAAACGAAAGTGATTTCCCAATTGCTGATGATAATACACATTACTCTATACAAGCGTTCAATGGTGGAACAGCAGTATCAGATAAGATATTCTTTACTAACGAATGTACAAAGAAATATCCTAATATTAGAATAAAGTGGAAAAACAGATACGGTCAGTTTGATTACTTTAATTTTAATTTGGTTAGTAAAGAGTCAATGAACTCTAAAAGGAGTAGATATCAACCTCAAATCGGTTCTTGGGCTGGTAATTCATTATCTTATGAAAAATATGAATCATCAATACAAAATTATATTGTAGATTCTACTTTAAAATTAAGCGTTAATACAGATTATGTATCAGAAGAATACAATGAGATATTTAAAGAATTTATGGTGAGTGAAGAAATATATTGGGTGTATGATGAAGCTAATGATTTTGTTAAACCATTAGCGTTAGATACATCTAGATTTAATATTAAAACAAATGTAGTTGATAAGTTAATTCAATATCAATTTGATTTTACACAAGGACAAGGATACAAACTAATATTCTAATATGGCAATACAAAGTGGAAGAGATAAGGTATTTAAGCTTATTGCAAGAGGAACAGAGTTAGATTTATTTCAAGATGAAACTATATATCTTTCCAATAATGTAACAGGTTTATTTGATATAGGTAAATTACCAAGTGATTTTACTCGTCAAATAACATTACCAGGTACAAAAAGTAATAATCAGTTCTTTCAACACGTCTATGATATATCAATAGATGAACCTTATTTATTTAAAACAAATGAGAAAGTAATTGCACAATTTGATTTTGATGGTTTCTATGTATCACAAGGATATATACAATTAAACAAAGTAAATTTAAAAGAAAACAAATATATAGAATCATATGAAGTTTCTGTATTTGGTTTATTATCTTCATTCAAAAGAGATTTACAATCTATAACATTAACTAATTTAGCTGTTCTTGACAATTATAATCATATATTTTCTACTGATAATATAACAACTTCTTGGAGTGGTTCCGCAGGAGCTAGTAATACTTTTACATCATCAGTAGATGGACATAGTTTAAGTGGAGAAATTATTTATATGTTAACCGATAGTGGTAAACAACATACATACCAAGCTTCTTTATCAAATAATTTATTTGGTATAGATACTGAAGGTGGAAGATTATATGCACAAGATTTTAAACCAGCAATTAGATTAGATTTAGTATTAGATGCTATATTTGACCAAACAGAATACACATACGAATCAACATTCTTATCAGAATCTAAATTTGATAATACATTTGTTTTATGTGATAGAGGATTAAAATATCCTGTTATTAGTGGAACAAATTTAGAAATTAATGGACAAATAGAAGTTGGACCTGTTAGTGGTTCATCTACTCCATTAGAACTTGTATCTAATGTTACACAATCACTTTTGTTTACAAATGTATACGATGACCCATCGTTCTCAATAGTAGCAGCTGATGGAGAATATAAACCTTTCTTTGGAGATGTAGAAGTTATTAGTTCTAATGGAATAGGGGAACTAAAATTAAACTTATTAGTAACAGGTAGTTCAACTGCGTATCCTGAACTTACTTTATATAGACAACCAAACACACCAACAGGTCAACCTAATATAATTCCTTTAACTTATATGAATGATTATATAAGAAGAGATTTTCTAAATACAAGTGGTGAAAAAGAATATACACTTACACAAGAATTTAATACAACTTTCGTGAGTGCGTCATCTTATGATTTTAATATTGGATTTACAACAGCTGGAACAGGTACAGTAAATGTAACGATAGGACCTGAAGGTAATACTGAGAGTAGATTAAAAATAAAAACCTTAAATGAACTTGGTGATTTATTACCAATAGATATACCAGCTAATATGCCTTTTGGAACAAATGGTATTACTTTGTTAGATTTTTTAGCATCGGTTCAAAAGAAATTTAATTTACAGATATATCCAAGTAAAACTAAACCAAGACATTTTATTATTGAAACATTTAACAATTGGTATAAGCAAGGTACAGTTAAAAACTTTGATAACTATATGGATTTAAACAGAACTATATCAGTTACACCAGCAAACAATTTAGGTGTAAGAGAAGTAGAGTTTGGAGATACATTAGATTTAGATTTTTTAACTCAAAACTTTAAAAAACAAAATAACAGAGAGTTTGGTAAATCTTATTTTAGAGATACACAAAACTTTTTCTCTGATGGTAAATTACAAGTTGAAACAGGTTTAGGAGTTTCTCCTTTACGATATGTTGTAGGAAGTGGAACAGAAGGATTTGCAGTAGTAAGATTAACACCATTCTATGCAGTTATAGCAAACTCTACTGTAACAGTTTGTGCTCAAGGAGAGTTCCAACTATATCACGATGGTGCTGGTGTAAGACCTACATCAGGAGATATAGTTTATTATGATGTAAATGGAAGTAGTCCTGTTGTAACCTATCAATATATTCTTTTAGATAATGCTCCAACAATATATAATCTTAATCCTGGAACAGGAGTATTTGGCTCAATCTTTGGAACTTGTGCTGGTGGAGGAGGACCAACATCTTAAAAATATAAATTATGGCTAAACAAAAAATGTTCATACCAACCTTTATAGCAAACCAAGAGTTTCAACCTGCTCAGGTGTTACCTCGTTTGTTTTTCTATAATGGTAAGTTAGAAACAACATCATACAAATTAAATAATAGAATTAATAACGCAAGTAAAGCAGTTGAAACTACTGAAGTGTATCCTTACTTTGACCATTTCTCAACAGGTAGTGGTTCAGAATTACCAGGAACAGATTCTGATTCTTTATTATTTTTTAATGAAGCTGCATCATTAGGTTCAACACCAACTAATTCTATTTATTCAGAGTATTGGAGTAAGTATATTACTTTGTTGTATGACCCTAAAACAAGATTGATTGAAGGTTCTGCAATTATTCCATTTGCAGATTATGTAAATATGGAATTAAATGATATAGTTTTCTTTAGAGGTAATCATTATCATTTAAGAGCTATTAACAAATATAATTTAAAAACAGGTGAGTGTTCATTACAGTTATTAGGACCTATAATTGATGATACACTTGATAACCAATAGAAAAGAATAAAATTGTTATAATAGTATGATATCAACAATAATAGATTTATTAAAACAAGATAAGTTTTACAATGTTTCCAACGAAGTAGATATTGCAAAAGGTAAATACGAAATACCTAGAAGTTGGAAAGGTGTAAAAAATATGTTTAAAAGAATGTAATGGCAGAAAATACAGTCACATATAAAGCGGTAATAGATGTAGAAACAGAAGGAGCAAAGAATATTGATTTGCTTAACAAAACTATCTCCACGTCTATTGGTGAGTTTGATAACCTTAATGAAGCTATATCTAAAACACAAGATACATTAGGAAAGATTGACCCTAAATCTAAAGAGTTTAAAGAACTATCAAAAGAACTATCTAATTTAAAAGATGATTTAAAAGATACAGAAATAGCATCTGTTAGATTTACAGAAGCATTGGCTGCACAACCTGGTGTAATTGGGTTTGTAGGACAATCAATGGAAGGATTAAGGGGAACTTTAAAAGTGTTTATGGCAAACCCTATCATTGCTGTTGTAACTGCAATTGCTGGAGCGTTTCTTTTAATGAGAGAATCGTTAAGTAAAACAACAGAAGGACAAGAAACACTTAACAGAATATCAGAAGCATTTGGTAAAATATTAGGACCTGTAATGGCAGTTATAGAAGCAGTTGCTCTTCCTATCTTTGAAAAGTTTGCTGATTTATTAGTATTAGTTGGTAATGGATTTAGTAGATTTGCTAAGTTCTTAGGTATATCATCTGAAAAGATAGAAGAAGCAAGTAGAGCATCATCAACAGTATTACAAGAATCGTATGATGATGAAACTAAAAGACAAGAAGATTTAACTAAAACTGCCGAAGATGAGGCACAGAAAAGAATAGATGCTGCACAAAGAGAAGCTGATTTAATAAAACAAATTAGACAACAAGCGGCTGCAATACAATTAGAAGCTGAATTATCTTTACTTGATGAGAAGAACAGAGCTCTGTTAGAAAGACAGATGAGGTTTGATGAAGAAAAGAAAATTCTTATAGCTGCTGGTTATACTGATTTATCAGCATTGGAATCAGAGTTCTATGGTGACCAATTAAAAATAAAACAACAGTTTGATAATCTACAAGTAGTTAGTACAATTAAATCTAAAGGTGTTGCAGGTAAAGAAGGATTAAAAGTACAAAAAGATTTTGATGGTATATCCATTAAACAACAAAAAGTAACATCTAAAGTATCAGAAGAGATTACTGTGATGGAACAACAAGCTAAGTTAGCAGTAATTAGTTCTGCTCTTGGTGCTATATCTCAAGCAGTTGGTGAGAATACTATTGCTGGTAAGTCTCTTGCAATCGCTCAAGCAACTATTGATACTTATGCTGGTGCTACTTTAGCTCTTAAAACATATCCACCTCCATTCGGTGGTATTGCTGCTGGTGTTGTTATTGCAGCTGGTTTACTGAATGTTAAAAAGATTATTAGTACGAAAGTACCTAAACCACCTGGAACAAACTTAAAAGGTGCTAGTGGTGGAGGTGGTGGTGGAGCATCAGTTCCACAAACACAGATACCACAAATACAAACTGCAAATGCTGTTGGTGGAGATACAGGTTCACAGATTGCAGAAACGATTGCTGAATCCTCAAGTAGACCTGTTCAAGCTTATGTAGTATCAACCGAGGTGTCATCAACACAAGCATTAGATAGAAGAACGAACTCAGCAGCATCGTTTGGATAAAAAGTATAAATTAAAATTAAATTGTTAAATTAGTATGAAACTATTTGAATTAACCATAGATGATGAATTTTTAGATGAGGTGTTTGCGATATCTTTTGTCGAAGAACCTGCTATAGAAAGTAATTTCGTATGGTTTGATAAAGAAAAAATACAATTCTCAAAAATAGATAACGAGAAAAGATTGGTAGTAGGACCTGTTCTTATACCAAATAAAAAGATTCTTCGTATAGATGGAGAAGGACAACCTTATGAGGTGTTCTTTAAACCTGAAACAATAGAAAAACTAGCACATGGATATCTTAAGAAAGGTTATCAGGCTAAATCAACGTTAGAACACGATAAGAAAGTGTCTGGTGTAACTTTAGTTGAACAATGGATAAAGACATCCAAGTTAGATAAATCTAACTCCTACGGTCTTAATTTACCTGTTGGTAGTTGGGTCGGTATGTTTAAAG